TCAAGCAGAAGACGGCATACGAGATTGTTGACTGTGACTGGAGTTCAGACGTGTGCTCTTCGGGTGATACGTTGGCCGATGGACTGGCAGGTGTCCAGGCTGCTCTTGCTAGGCAGAAGAGCGACCAGGCGCAGGTCATTGATGTTGAGGTTGTCGATGAGGCTGATTCGGATTAGCAGTGTTGCCAAAATGCAACAGTCAAGCATATAATGCATATTAATTATTACTTGTAGTGTGGTAATTATGCAACACTATACCCCCCCCTTCGAACACAGGGACGGGGGCAGGAATAAATATACCTAATTCAAATAACGTGACCCCTTTACCCCCCCCACCCCCCTTTCAGTTAGCCCACCTATATACCCCCTCTGAAAATTTTTTTTCTTTTCTGATTTAGCCCCGTCAGAGTGTCGCCCTAAAACATGATATATTACTGATATATTAAGTGATATATTAGGGTGACAGCCTGACACCCCACCCCCGTCACAGTGTCGCCCCTAAACGACACAGTGTCACCCCTAATAACTATTATGCAGCCCTTGCATAACAAGACAAATAACACGTATATTCCTTGTTGGGGGAGAGAAATTGATTTGGTCGAGCGCACTCCTCCCTGGCGCTCCCAATAGAGAGGGGTGGCCTTATCTCCCTTTGTGCCACTCCTCTCACCTCTTAGGGAATTACACATGTCGAATGAAAACAACACAAGTGACCTTCTAGTAGCAATAGCACTGGACCCCGTTCTTTTCGTGGAGGGTGTCTTGAATGCAAAGCCAGAAGACTGGCAGCGCAAAGCCTTGTACGCAGTCCGAGACAACGACAGGGTGGCCATCCGCTCTGGTCACGGTATCGGCAAAACTGCGTTCCTTTCTTGGTTGATACTTTGGTGGGTGCTCACCCGCTCCCCCAGTCGCATTGCCTGCACCGCCAACACCGCAAGTCAGCTTTCTGATATCCTTTGGGCTGAGGTCGCCAAGTGGCACAGACGTATGCCTGATGGCCTCAAGGAGCTTATTGAAGTCACCTCCGCAAAGGTTGAGCTAACGGGCCAGGACAGCTTCGCTGTGGCTCGTACGGCCCGTCGAGAGACGCCAGAGGCCCTGCAAGGGTTCCACAGTCAAAACATGCTCTTCCTTGTAGACGAGGCGTCGGGTGTGGATGACATTATTTTTGAGGTTGGCGAAGGTGCAATGTCTACAGAGGGTGCGAAGACCGTGATGACGGGCAACCCCACTCGCACGTCTGGCTACTTCTACGAAGCCTTCAATAAAATGAAAGATAGCTTCTTTACAATGAAGGTTGCGTCTCAAGATAGTACGCAGGTCGGCCCTAAGTTTATTGACGACATGATAAAAAAATATGGAGAGGATAGTAATATCTTCCGTGTGCGTGTGCTTGGAGAGTGGCCAGAGGCAGACGACGACGTAGTGATTCCACTCCACCTCCTGCAGTCCGCTGCAACACGTGACCAAGTCCCAGCCGACACGACACCCGTTGTTTGGGGCCTGGATGTGGCACGTTTTGGCACAGATAAATCTGCCCTTTGCAAGCGCAAGGGTAATGTGGTAACTGAGCCTATCAAGTCTTGGCGAAACAAAGATTTGATGGAAATGTGTGGAATTATACTCAATGAATATGAAACAACTACTTGGTCTGATAGGCCAGTCGAAATTCTTATCGACAGCATTGGCCTTGGCGCTGGTGTCGTTGACCGCCTCACCGAACTTGATTTACCTGTCAGGGGAATTAACGTGGCAGAGTCCGCTTCCATGGGTGAGCGTTATGGACGTCTGCGCGATGAGCTGTGGTTTTTAGGCAAAGAATGGTTTGAGACTCGTGACTGCGCGATACCTGACCAAGAAGAGCTTATCGACGACCTATCCAAACCTAGATTTACATTCTTGTCTAACGGCAAGCTGAAGGTCGAAGGAAAAGATGAAATGAAAAGGCGTGGACTTAACAGTCCTGACCTTGCGGATGCCTTTTGCCTAACCTTTGCCTCTCGTGCTAGCATTGCCAAGAGCGGCGGTGCCCACAAATGGAACAAGAGTATAAATTATGGAAAATCAAAATGGATAGTTTAAAATTTGACGGCGAGGATTATGTTGATGAGTCATTCGAGCTGTTGGCGATGGTCCTCCAGCAGCTAAGTGAACAGGGTGAGAAGTGGGAAGACTTAGTTGACACTTGCTTGCTTGCCTCTGCCTTCTGCGCTCAAGAAGCCGAGTTGCATCCTGACGATTATATGACTATCATACGGTCTATTAAAGTGACTGAAGAAGGTATCTACGGAGACTGTTAATGGCTAAGAAGACTGACACAGCTTGGGAGGCTAAATCGCCGACCCGTCGCCGACACAAAAAACGCGGGTTAAATCTTCGTAAAAAACTTGGACCCAAGAGCAACATGAGGATTCGTTAATGCCTAGCCCATATGGAATGACTGTTGGGGGTCTTTTAAATAGAGACCTGGTCCAGCCTATAAAAAGATTTGCAACCACAAACCCACTGGACGCTGCCGCTATTGCGACCATGCCCGTCCCAATTTTGGGTGACTTTACTGGCCTCCTGGCGGATGCCAACATGTATTATAATGAGCCCGAAGAGAGAACGCTTGTAAACGCAGGTTTGAGCTCTCTCGGAATTTTGCCGTTCGTCCCAAGTGCGGCTGCGGTCCGTGCGGCGAAAAAATACGGTGGAGACCCTCGGGCAATAAAGAACCCTGCCGTCATTGCCAACGCGGGTGACGATATATCTGAAGCCGCCATAGGCCAGGGGGGAAAGCTAATTGACACGTCGCCAAAAACCTACAAGGCTGGCAAGGATTACAAGAAAGATTTTTCCGAGATGGAGTTTGAGTTTGTCCCAACCGAGGGCGGGCTTCTGGCACCTAAAATCTTGACACCAGAGGAGATGGTTGGAAGCGGCGACAATGTCCTGCTTGGGCTTTTAGGGGATAGAACAAACGCTGGAGGATTGTTGACCCGAATCGGGGACAATAAGATTGAAATGGACCCGTTGCAGGGCGGGCCTCGGTACGCGCAAAGCCAAGCTCAAATGAAAGACGGTTCCGTTTGGGCCTCGGCTGGCGGAGTCCCCGCGCAAATCCAAAACAGAATAAACGCGGCGGGCCAGGAATATGACGATGTTTTGCTCGGCTATACTTCAATGGGGGGCCGCTCTGGGGATGCGTCAACTCACATGTCCGATGCTTTAATGGCTCAACTGAAAGTGGCTGGGGTCACGAGAAAAGCGGCAAAGGAATTTGACGAAAGATTAAAAAATGTTTTGCCTGAATGGCCTGGGTTAAATAGCAAAAACGCGCAGAGCTTTCTGGACAACACGACCCAAGGCAACAGAAAGAAGTTTGTTGAGCTCATGTCACTTGATACGTTTCAAGGCCTAGGTTTCCCTAATGTGCCAGAAACCAGACTCGCTATAACTCAGCCTGAGCTAGTTCACTTGCCGACGGGATATGGCGGCAATATGGTGTCTAGGGGTATCCCTGGCGCCGAGCTCACGCTGGACCCTGAATATGTTCACAAGACATATGACAAGGCAATAAAAGGCGACTACTTAGGTGGCCTCGAGCGCCCACTTCCGCGTCAGGTTATGTTCCCAGATATTCACAAAAAGTTCAGAGAAGAGGGGAGGCCGTTTGACCAGGACAACTATCTTTTTGAAAGACGTGGGGGTGAGGTTAAACAACCGTTGGACCAAGAGTGGCTTGATGGGGCAATGCAATATTACGACGACCTAGAAGCTGGGATTTTTGACTAATGCCTAGCCCATACGGAAGAACTGTTGGACAATTGATTATGGACTCGTCGGTGGGTCTGTATGATGCTGGCTCCAACCTAGTAAACTTTGCAAAAAACAACCCAGAAGCGTCTGGCTTGGTGGCTGGTCAGTTCGCCCCAGGCGCAGCGACAGCAGACTTCTATGGGCGATACCCAGACCCGATGAATCCGTCGCAGACGCTCCCTAGCGCTGGACAAAACATTTCCCAAGGTAACATACTGGATGCGGCCTTCCAGAGCGCTGGATTGCTAGGGGATGCTTTTTACGCTGTTGCTCCGTTTACAGCGGGTGCGGCAGCTGTTCCAGGGGCGGCCCTTTCCGCACCACGAGCCGCACAGCTGGCTAGGCGCCTAACCGACGCTGAAAAACAAGCGCAAGATGTGATTGACCTGCTCAAGTCAGGCAAGGCCGACGAGGTAAGTGATGAAATGCTTGGGAAGGCAGACCCAAGATACTTGTCTGAAAATTACGACCTTCCAATGGACCCTGAGAGTCGGATGGCCCGCGCAAGGGAGATGGGGTTTGACGTGGACAGCCCGATGTACCACGGAACACATAGTGACGAGATACTGGCGTTTGACGATAGTAAAATAGGACTTAGGGACGAGGGATTTTACGGAAGTGGACACTACTTTACGCCTCATTCGGGAGAGGCCAGATACTACGGCCCGAATGTTGGTGAGTACAATTTAAAGGGTAACTTTTTAGACCTAAGCGACAGGGTTGGAGATAAAACTCTAGGTGACCCAGAGTACTTTAAGTGGTGGGCTAATGAGTTAGACAAAATTGATATGTTAGACGAGCCGACACAGATAGGATTGAGCTCACTGCGGGATATTGATAAATATGTCGATGAAAACATCTCTTATGCACTTGTTGATAACGCAGACGGCTCAACTGGTTACATGGCCATGATTGCTGACCCGACAAGGGAGCCTAGGGTTTATAAAGATAAGACTTATCTCGACACTATAGACACTCCCTTTAGGCCGCGCCACCATGACCAACAGGTGCCGCTCACAAAGGAAGAAGCAAAAAACAGAGCTAAACGTAAGTTTATAGATGAAATGCAATACAGCTCCAAAAGTCCGTTTAAGGGTTTGGAGAATATACTTTACTCACTGTCTGATTACGTTAGGGTCGGCGGAAAGGGCCCTTTAGAACTTTCTGAGCAGGCCAGCAAAGCTGGGTACGACGGAATACGGGTGGGTGACGAAACGGTGGTTTTTGAACCTAAAAATATTCGGTCGCCAGAAGCCCGTTTTGACCCCAGGTTAAAAGACTTGAAAAATCTAACTGCTGGAGGCGCGGGACTAGTCGCCGCCCCAGCCGTAGCCAGCGGCCTGCTCGCTAAAGAAAAGGAAGATAACTTTTAATGGCTATTGAATATCGTGGAGAGCGTTTTGCTGGATACAACAAACCCAAGCGCACCCCCAAGCATCCGAAGAAGAGCCACGCAGTGCTGGCTAAGGAGGGTGACAAGATTCGCCTCATTCGCTTCGGTCAGCAGGGCGTGAAGGGCGCGGGGAAAAACCCCAAGACTGCTAAAGACAAGGCTCGTAAAAAAAGCTATTATGCAAGGCATAATGCACAGGGGAAACCCACGAGCAAACTTTCGGCCAAATATTGGTCACATAAGGTTAAATGGTAGGAGACCCAAACGTGCACATTACTATTTACAGGCGCGACCGAGCAGCTGAGAAAAGAGCGGCGTTGGAAGCAGAAGAAGCCGCCAAGAAAGCTAAGGCTAAAAGTTCTGCCAAGCCCCGCAAAAACAGAAAGACAAAGAAATGATTTGTAATAAGTGTAAATCCAGAAACCCTAATGGGTACACAGGCCTTTGCCGCGTTTGTCGTGAGCCCTTGTTCAAGCCAGCTCCTGTTAAGACCGAGAAGGCTCCAAGCAAACCAAAAGCTGCCAAGGCAGTTAAGAAGGCCAAGAAGGCCAGCAAGGTATAGTCATGGCGAAGATGGATGATGTAGAATTTCAAAGTGTTGTTCGAAATGAAGTAGAGCAGGCCCTTGGCAATTATGACACGGAATATTCACAAGACCGTATCGAGGCTATGGACTACTACCTCGGTGAGCCGTTTGGCAACGAACAGCCCGACCGCTCTCAAGTTGTCAGCACCGAAGTCAGCGACACGGTCGAGCATATTATGCCAAGTCTCATGCGTATCTTTACGCAGTCCGACGAATATGTTCGCTTTGCTCCGACTGGCCCAGAGGATGTGGCCCTGGCCGAGCAAGCCAGTGACTATGCCAACTGGGTAATCAACACAGACAATCGTGGTTTTGAAATCGTTCACAACTGGTTTAAGGACGCGCTCATCTTAAAAAACGGTGTAGTTAAATTCTACTGGGATGAGAAGGTAGACGTAGAGACAGAGGAGTATGAAGGGCTAACTGAAACTGAGATGGTCATGCTGGTGGCAGACACAGAGGTTGAAGTTGTCGAGCAAGATGAAGTTGAAATGGGTGATGGGCAGGTTGGCCCAGACGGTCAATATATCCCGCCCCCACTATCCTACAACGTAAAGCTACGTCGCACCAAAAACTCTGGACGGATTGAAATTGAAAATGTTCCGCCCGAAGAGTTCCTAATTAGTGCCCGCGCAAAGTCCCTGGAGGACGCAAACTTTGTAGCACATCGCACAAATATGCCAGTGAGTGACCTGGTTGAGATGGGATTTGATAAAGATGAGGTGGAAAAATATGCTGGTTACACGGACCTTGATGTTTCTGAGGAGCGCCAAAGCCGCTTTGAAGACTTGGAAACAAGCGGCTCGACGGACAGTCAAGACCCTATCATGCGAAACGTCCTTGTTACTGAATGCTATATTCGTTCTGACTATGATGGTGACGGGGTGGCTGAGTTCCGTCGCGTTCTTACAGTAGGCAGTTCCTACCACATTCTTGAAAACGAAGAGTGTGACATCCTCCCCTTCGCAATGATTTCACCTATCCTTATGCCGCACCGCGCCATTGGTCGTTCTATTGCAGAGCTGGTTATGGACGTGCAGCTAATCAAATCGACACTGATGCGCCAATTGCTGGATAACATCTACAACACAAACAACGCCCGTGTTGTTGCCGTCGAGGGTCAGGTAAATCTTGACGACCTTTTGACAAACCGCCCTGGCGGTATTGTGCGAGCTCGTCAGCCTGGCGCCGTTCAGCCTCTTCAGGTTCCTGATGTTTCGTCTTCTGTTTTCCCTGCGCTAAATTACATGGACAGTGTCCGCGAGCAGCGCACTGGAATTAGCAAGCAGGCAATGGGGCTAGACGCAGACGCGCTACAGTCCACAACGGCGACTGCCGTATCTGCCATGCAGTCGGCCCAACAGGGTAAGATTGAAATGATTGCCCGCGTGTTTGCTGAGACAGGCGTCCGCGCACTGTTCCGTGGCATCCTACACTTGGCCACCAAGTATCAGAATAAAGATAAAATGATTCGACTTCGCAATGAGTTTGTCGAAATGTCTCCACGAGAGTGGAGCAACATGTACGACGTGCAGATTAACGTGGGCCTGGGAACCGCTCAGAAGCAAGAGCAAATCGGCTTCCTGATGGCAACCGCTGCCAAGCAGGAAAGTATCATTGCTCAAATGGGTCCAGAAAATCCTATGGTAAGCCTAGCGCAGTACCGAAACACTTTGGCCAAAATTGCAGAGCTTTCTGGGTTTAAAGACTCCGACCAGTTCTATGCTTCCACTCAACAAATTGAGCAGACAGTGCAGCAGCAGAAAGCAATGGCGCAGCAGCGGGGGCAACAGCAAGACCCAGCTATCGCCCTAGAGATGCAGAAGTTCCAGGCTGAAATGCAGATGAAGCAGGCCGAGTTCCAGGCGACTCAAGAGCTTAAGGCGCGTCAGATGGAGCAAGACTTCCAGCTGAAACGCGAGCGAGCAGATGCCGAACTCCAGCTACGCCGAGATGAAATTGCCATGGAAGCAGAGCTCCGAGCTATTGAGAAGGCGGCTGGCGCCAATATCTCAACAAACCTCCCTCGTGGATAAACGTATTGCACAAAAAGTATTATGTGGTATTTTTGCAACAGTATAGGAGACTGTTTTGAGTGAGGGAAAATTAAGGGACGAGCAGGCAAGGGGTGAACGCGCAGCAATGCTTTTGCGTGACCCTTTGATTGTTGAGACGTTCAGCGTTCTTGAGGAGAAGTACGTTAGCGAATGGAAAGATTCCCCGTCAGCGGAAAGGCGGGAAACGCTCTTTCAGATGTACCAAGCACTAATGGTGGTGCGCGGCCATTTGACGGAAGTTGTCGAGACGGGCAACTTAGCGAAACTGGAGACTAACCTCCAGAATAAATCTTTGAGGAGATAAAGAATGGCTGATGAAACTACGACCCTGTTGGGTAGCGGTGATTCACTAACGAAAAGTCAAGCAATTGACGAACTCTTAAATGTTGGCGCCCCTGAAGAGGCAAGCGAAGACGTTTTAGAGCCTAATGCTGAAGCGGAAGAGGTTGTGGAAACCCAAGAAGCTGAAGCGGCATCTGAGGATGAGTATGAAGAGGACGACGCTGTAGAGCTATCCGAATCTGAAGACGAGTACGATGATGAAGAGTATGAAGTAGACGCGGCTGAAGTTCAAGAAGTCGCGGATGAAACGGAATACTACACTGTAAAGGTTGATGGTGAAGAGAAGGACGTTACAGCTGACGAACTTGTCAAATCCTACCAATTAGAGCAGGCTGCACAGAAGCGTATGCAAGAGGCCTCTGAGGTTCGAAAGAACTCCGAAGCGGAAATGCAGGCAATGATGCAGCAGCGTGAGCTGTATGCTCAGGCCTTAAATGAACTGCAAGCCAATTTGAAATCGGCTACAGATAAGCCCCAGGAATACTGGGACAAGCTGTATACCGATGACCCTATTGAGTACATGCGACAGCGTGAAGCCGCCCGAGACCAAAAAGATGCAGCAGAGCAGGTAGCTCTAACGCAACAGAAATTGGAAGCGGAGCGTCAGCAAGAACTGTCCGCGCAAAATCAGGCCCGCCTGCAACAGGAGCAAGAGAAACTTTTGCAAGCGTTGCCAGAGTGGAAAGACCCTGAAGTTGCGGACAGAGAGAAGCAGGCTATCATTACTTACTCCCAGAGAAATCTAGGATTTAGTGAAGCTGAAATCTCTAACATGACGGACAGCCGTGGTGTTATCGCTATACGCAAGGCATATCTTTACGACCAGCTAATGGAAAACAAACCAGCAGCTCAAAAGAAAGTAAAGAAGGCTCCAAAGGTCACTCGTTCTGGCAAGCCGCAAACTAAGGCCCAGGCCAATGCTAATCGCGGAAAAAAGGCACTAGAGCGCCTAAACAAAACTGGCAGCAAAGATGCTGCCGTTGATTTACTTTTACAACGAATGAGAGATTAAAATTATGGCTATTTACAAAACAAGCGCAGCCGTTGGTGAGCGCGAAGACCTGTCGGACGTAATCACACGCATCGACCCAGAAGAAACCCCCGTATTTTCGGCTCTGAAAAAAGAGACAGGAAACGGCGTATTTGTCGAGTGGCAAGTACAAGAGTTGGCCGCAGCCGCTGCTGACAACCATGTAAACGAAGGTGCTGACGCTGCTCTTGCCGCTCCTACAGCCACCACTCGTTTTGGTAACTACATGCAGATTTCCGTCAAAGACGCACAAATCTCTGGCACACTAGACGCCGTTGATAAAGCTGGTCGTGACAAAGAAACTGCATACCAGAAAGTCCTTAAAGGTCTTGAGCTTCGTCGTGATATCGAGAAATCGCTTCACGCCGACACGGCGCGTTCGGGTTCCGACCCACGTAAAGCTGGTTCGCTTTCGGCTTGGATTACCAACGTAGACGATGCCTCTGGCACTTCGGCTGCAACTGGTGACGGTTCTGATGTTCCAGATATGGCTGGTACTAACCGCGCTCTGACCCTCGACCAAATCGACAACGCCATGCAAGCTGCATACACCGATGGTGGCCAGCCAAACATGCTCGTTGTTTCTCCTGCTAAGAAAGTTGCCTTCAGCGACTTGAACAGCGGCTCCGTTGCAACCAACCAAATCAACTACTCTGCTCCACGTGAAGCAGCTATCGTTGGTTCTGTTTCGTTGTACCTGAGTGACTTTGGTCAACTGGACGTTGTTATCGACCGCTTTGCGTCCGATGACCGCGTATTCCTGCTGGACAGCGACTATGCTTCTATCTGCACATTGCCAAGCCGCAACTTCGCTGTAAGCGAGTTGTCGAAAACTGGTGACAGCGAGAAGTTCCAAATCGTGACTGAGTGGACATTGAAAGTGTCTGCTCCGAAAGCTCACGGTGCGGTATACGACCTGTCGTAGTTTGACAAGTTTGGGGGTGGCGGCCATTGAGGTCGCCGCCCCTTTTACTTACGAGGAGAATTTATGACCAAGAGATTTGTTAAAAGGGACGACATTACTGGCAAAGAAACTTGGGCGCATTTTAATGATGATGGCTCAATGGTTTTTGAGACAAGCCAGAACGTAGACGCTTTGCTGAAGTCAAACAGGGAACAGCAGAACGACTTTAGAAAAAACACCCTGATTGGTGACACACAGAAGCACCAACAGAAGGTTGCAGAAATACCCACAGCACTGTATCATCAGTTACTGCTTGAGCTAGGACAGCCAAAGGATAATCCGAATGGCTGGAAGAAATGGCTCAACGAATATGATAACAGAGCATTTAGAACTAGCGGCGGAAACGTATAATGGCAATCACTAACTACTCAGAGCTGCAATCATCTGTCGCCAACTTCTTGGCCCGCGACGACATGACTTCGCAGATACCTGATTTTATTTCGTTAGCTGAGGCCCGCATGTCTCGTGAGCTCCAGGCTCGTAGTCAAGAAAAACGAGCGACGGCGACCTTGACTGAGGGTGACGCATTCGTTTCCCTTCCAACGGACCTTCGCTCTATTCGACTTGTTAAGTTGAATACGACACCAACAGAGGTCCTTGAGTACTACACCCCAACAAAAATAAACGAACTGTACCCCAACCTCGAGTCTGGCCAACCACGTTGCTACACAATTATCGGTGGAGAGGTGAAGTTCGCCCCGACACCTGGCTCTGCGTACACCGCAGAGATTGTATACTCCGAGGGCGTCCAGGATTTATCGGACTCCAACACGGTAAACACTATTTTAACTCGACACCCAGACGCATATCTTTATGGAACATTGGCAGCTGCTAGTGTATACCTAATGGATGACGCAAAAACCTCTGTGTACGAACAGTTGTTTGGACGCGCCATCGAAGAAATTAAACGAGAAGAAGAGCGCGGAAAACACGCGGGCTCTGCCCTTCAAATAAAATCTGACTACGGAGAATTAACATGAGCGCAATGAGCGACTACCTTGAGAATAAGTTTCTCGACCACTTCCTCGGCACGGCAAGCACCTCAGCTCCTGCTGCTGTTTATGTCGGCCTTCACACTGCTGACCCTACTGACGCTGGCACAGGCGCTGAAGTTAGTGGCTTTGCTTATGCTCGCAAGTCGATGGCTTTTGATGCGTCTTCCTCTGGCACGGCATCTAACAGTGCTGCTGTTGAGTTTTCTGCTGCTAGTGGCGGCGATTGGGGAACCATTACTCACGTTGGTATTTGGGATGCGTTGACTGGCGGAAACTTGTTGTTTCACTCTGCCCTGACAGCCTCCAAGACAATCGCAGATGGTGACATCTTTAAAGTTGCCGCTTCGGGCATAGACATTACGGCGGCTTAGTGTTATGGCCGATATTGTTGGGCCAACACTAGAGCAGCTTGATAGCTGGGGGCCTCTTGAAGCTGTCCCCAACTACCCACTAGACAATTCATTTTGGAACACTGTGGCCATCCGCGAGGGTGCTTCAACAGTTAGCGCGTCTGCGTCTGTATCTTCTAATGCTGTTAGAATACAGTTTGGTGGCGCGGCTCCTTCTGTTACCGCGTCTATGTCGCCAGCAGGTATTCGTATTCAGTTTGGTGAGGGTGACACAAGCGTCTCCGCGTCCGTATCTGCTGAGGGTATTCGCATACAGTTTGGCGCATCTATGCTGGCAGGCCCAGCGTCCATGGTTGCAGAGGGCGGAGTTCTTCTTACTGGAAATGCAACTATGCAAACGCAAGCTATTATGGAAGCTACAGCGTTTGGAATATTTGATGCCCAATCCATTATGTCTTCTTTTGTTACATTTACAGAAACTGGAGTAGAGATTTTAGGCGAAGAATGGTCTATAGTTTCCGAAGGCTCGGAGAGCTGGAGTAATATCACTGAAGGTTCTGAAGTCTGGAGTATAGTTTCCGAGGGCTCAGAAGGATGGAATAGACAATGATTAAGTTTGGAAAATTTTTACCAGACCAGCCTTTTTATCAAAACGGCGGCTCTACTGTAGCAACGAATGTAGTCCCCACTGCATCTGGATATGGACCATTTAAGGATGCTCAACCGTTCTCTGGGGCTGCAAACAAGTACATCAGGGGAATGACAGCCGCCAAAGACGATGCTGCTAGCAGCGCCTTGTACGTCGGAGACGAAAATTCTCTGTACAAACTTGACGCGACAGATTCTAGCTTAGAAGATGTATCTAAAACAACTGACGCCTCTTACTCCACTGGGGATGGGCTTAACTGGAGATTTGTTCAGTTTGGAGAAGAAGTAATCGCCACTAACTACAGCGACAATATTCAAACAATTACAGCGGCTGGCGGCGGCAGATTTTCGGACCTTGCTGGCTCTCCGCCGAAAGCAAAATACATTGCGGTGGTGCGAGACTTCGTCATGTGCGGATACACAAACGACCCAACTGATGGCGAAAAGCCGTATCGAGTACGGTGGTCTGGAATCAATGACTATGACAGCTGGGCACCTAGTGCAACTACCCAGGCTGACTTCCAGGATATTGCCGACCTTGGTTCCGTAACAGGTTTGGTCGGTGGTGAATACGCGACCATACTTATGGAAAAGGGAATCGTGCGAGGACAGTACGTTGGGTCCCCGCTAATTTTTGAGTTTGACAAGGTGCAGTTGCAAAAGGGTTGCAAGATACCAAACTCTGTTTGCAACATTGGTCACATGGTCTTTTATCTTTCAGACGATGGGTTCTACATGTTTGATGGCCAGACAAGTAAACCAATTGGCGCTGAGAGGGTAAATAAATATTTCCTAAAACGCTTTGAGTCTGAGTTCTCTGGCAGAATGAGTTCTGTTGTGGACCCTCTTCGTCAGGTTGTGTTTTGGTCGTATGCGTCTGTAAATTCGGGTGACGGGACGCCAGACGAAATGATAATGTATAACTATGCAACGGATAGCTGGAGCACTGCTAATATTGGTCTGGACGCTATGGCTCCATTATTTACTGCTGGCTACACTCTTGAAGGCCTTGTTAATATATCTTCTGATTTGGATGCACTCCCTAGCTCTCTTGACTCTGAAATATACAAAGGGGGAGAGTTCTTTTTTGCGGGCTCTAGGGACAAGAGAATCCAGTCGTTTACTGGGCAAAATCTTTCAGCGGTTATTGAGACTTCTGAGTTTGACCTTAAAGCTGGTCACTCGTCGGTGATTACAGGAGTAATACCATACGTGGAAAGCAATTCGGGCTCTGATTACACATTAACATCACAGGTTTCAAGCAGAAGTGTTCAGACTTCAAATTCTGACTTTGGCCCGCCCTCTTCTTTGAACGACGACAATTTTTGCCCCACTCGCTCAAGTGGAAAGTTTCACCGTGTCCGTTTAAATATATCTGGGGACTGGAACCACGCCCAGGGTATTGATGTTGACGGGAAAGCTACGGGGCGCCGATAATGGCTAACCAATACCGCAACCTTCCAAAACAGGGCGGAACACCGCGTCAGATTTCTGAGGTAGTGAATAATATCCTAGAGGGTAAGATTAACTCTACGGGTGAGTTTACTATTAGCGCGAACACAACCCAGCTAACTATTACTGACCGCCGTGCCAGCGTAAATAGCATCATATTATTCACACCCATTGGCGGCGATGGTAGCCACAACCACCCTTGGGTTCAAACGCGCAATAATGGCAGCTTTGTGGTAGGCGCTCAGAACGACGGACACGACCATGACTTTGGATATGTAATTATTGGTTAAGGGGATATGAAATGGATAGCAAGGAATTAGCTAGAGTTGGTTTTGAAGAGTCCTTGGGTGGAGACCAGAGTAAGTTCCCATTTGACTTCGAAACCGTTTGGAATTTTATGCAGCGCGAAAAAGCGGATAAGGCTTGGCAGGGCTACATAGATGAGTTCCAAAAACAGGTTGAGTCCAGCGACGACGCATTGGGTGAGAACATGCTTAATGTTGTCATGCCAGTAGAGCACAACTTTACAGAGAAGCAGTATATTAGAGAATTTAGGGCGCCAGCAAATCACATAATTGTAAGTAAAATACACAACACAAATCATCCTATTTTTTTGCTGGAGGGGGATGTGACAATTGTTGAAAAAGGTGTTACAAAAAGAGTGAAAGCACCCTACTATTCTATTACAGAAGTTGGGACGAAGCGTATAGTTTACGTCCACGAAGATTGTTTTTTTGTTACCGTTCACCCGTCTGAGTCCACAAATATAAAAGACGTTGAAGAGGAAGTTATGGCAAAGAACTTTGATGAAGTAAATTTAAACCCCAAAGACAGTTCTGAATTAGAGAGACTGTTATCGGAAATTAGGAATTAGATATGACTTGGGCAGCAACAGCAGTAACCGCAGCATCAACAGTATACGGCGCTTCACAGGCGGGTAAGGGCGCGGGCCAAGTTGGAACGGCGACAACAAGCGTTCGCCCAATGCAGGAGTTGCAGGGCTCTTACGCCCAATTGGCTGGGGACTTTGAGGGTATTCAAAGCCGTGGTCTTTTGGGTGATATTCAGACATACTCTCAATATGAGAGGGACCTGATACAGAGGGGTATGGACAGGGCGGCTGCTGGAAACCAGTTTGGAGGGCTTGAGGAACAGGCTGCTTCCACCTTGCTTGGGGGCCAGCTTCCACAAGAGTCTGCGGAGCTTTACAGGGGTGTAGGGCAAGCGGGCGCTTCCATGTCATCCCCAGAGTTTTTGGCGGCCAGTCAGCGGGCTGTTGACAGGGCAATGATGCCAACCGTATCTCAGTTCGCACAGGGTGGTCGAATGGGTAGTAACGCTTTTGCAGATTCTTTGGCGAATGCATCTGTTGGTGCATTTTCTCCGTTGGCCCTTCAGGCGCGTCAAGATGATACGAGAAACATTTTACAAGCAGCGGGTGGTCTATCTAGCACAGCCGCTCAGCAGGCCAATCAGCTTTCACAGGGTGTAAATGTAGCCGAACAAATTGAGGCCGCCCGATACGCAGACATTGGTCGTGGAATGCAGTTCGGGAACTTACTGCCAAGTCAGGAGTATGCATTGCGTCAAGCAGATGTCACTGCCCTAGAGAGGGGCTCTGATATTGCCCGCAGCTTAAATGTCGGCTCTGAAAGCACCCAGCCTATCTACGGAACCCCTCAAGCATCGACGGGAGACATCCTAGCGCAAGGTCTACTTGCGGGTGCAGGTGCATATGTTGGCGCTAATCGCAACTCAGGCCCTCCTCCTTTGGCGCCTGGTCCTGGAGTTCCCATGAGCCTTGGGACCCCAAGCGCTTCCTCATATATGCCTCAGATGCCAACTTATCAGCCGATGAACTTTAGCGGATTTGGAACAAACTAGATATGTATAATTCAAATAAAAATGGCGGATTGTTACAATCCCAGCAGCAGCAGCAACCTCAGCAGGGTTTGCTTCGCAGAGTGGTTCCTAGCTTGGTCCAGGGTATGGCCGACACAAACCGATTCTACCAACAGGCACGAATGAACACTCCACAGCTTGCCACTTTGAATAACATACACCTGCTTCGCAATATTACACCCGCTGGGATTGCGGCGCAGCTACCACAGCTTCGCGCCGAAGAGCAAGCGGCGCAAGATAAGGCCGCGTCTGACAGGATGACGGCCCAGGCTGGTCTACTGTCTGCCCAATCCAAAACCAGTGGACTGTTTAGCGGAACTGGGATGACCGCTCAGGCCATGAATGTAATCCGAACAATTGGCCCACTTATCGAGGCGGGCTCAGCCAGCCCACAACAACTTAGAGACTATAAATTAGCCGAGCTTTCTTTGTCCAAACCTAGGACTCAAACTACGTATGACCCTGCAAGTGGCATTCAGAGCATTTCTGAAGTCCCTGGGACGGATTTGGCTAAGGCGGGTTTCCCGACCTTTAATGAAGCAGTTTCTCTTGGCTCAAAGGAACCTAAGTATAACGAGAATGAAACAAAGGGTGGAACATTTGCGGCAAATATGTGGAACGCTGAAAGAGATTTAACTCTCCTTGAGGAGTCTCGCGGGTACGACCCCACAGGTTCTAAAGACTACTGGGCTAGGGTTGCCCCAATGGGAGTTGAGGGCTTTTTCCGTTCAGCCGAAGGGCAGCTTTATGCAAGGGCAAAAGAGGCGTTTGTAAACGCCGCCCTGCGCCGAGAGTCTGGTGCAGCCATCCGTGACGACGAATTTTTTAGAAAAGAAAAGGAGCTGTTTGGCCTTCCTGGGGAGACCAAAGAGGCTGTTGAGGCCAAGCGAAAGGCTAGAAAAATTGCCCTTGAAGGGATGATTAAAAGTTCTGGTAACTATTATGAAAGGAATTTCCCTGGCATGACCGTAGACTCTATCTATAAAGGCAGAACGGGCTCTTCCAGGAACCCGATTGAAGTTTTTGATGAGGCTGAAGTTTTATCTCTCCCTGAGGGTGCTTACTATCTCTTAAACGGACAGTTGGGGCTTGTTAGAAAATGACCATATTAAACGACGAAGAAGTCCGCGCCCTTGGCAGTAATATTCCCGACGAGTTAAAAACTCCTCGAGGGGGTGAGGTTTTGACTGAGGAAAATACCCCGACTCAGAACATACGTCTTGCCGCGCAGGGATTACTCCTCCGTGGAGCTGATGAGGTAGAGGCTGCGGTTATGAATCCTCTGTCGGCGTCGGGGTTACTCGGTACAAGCTCTGAGGCGTATGACGAATACATTGCAGACGTGCGTCAAAAGTTGGCGGCGGCTCAAAAGGTTTACCCCGTGCAGTCGGCTGCGGCAGAGCTTGCTGGCGGCCTAGCTCCCACAGTAGCCTTGATGGGATTGCCTGGTGGACAAGTACCTGCCGCTGCTAATATATCCAGAATGGCGGCTATTGCAAATCGTGTAGGGCGCCCTCTCGTGGGCGGCTTTGCAGGCGGGGCGGGGTATGAACTTGGTGGTCGTGAGGGAAGTGTGTCTGAGCGATTGGAAGATGTGGGCGGCTTGGCCGTGGCGACAGGCTTGGGCGGAGCTGGGGCTGTTGTCGGCGGGGAGACACTGAGGCTGGCAGGAAGAGGCTTGTCCAAGTTAGCAGACTTGGCTAGTAAAAAGTTTGGCGGCAAGGCTTCTGACGCCGTAACTCAAGAGTTCCAAGATATTGCAAATAACGCGGGAATTGATATTGATGACGCAATCGAGCGCGTCGCCAACGGTGAAATCCTTGCTGACCTTAGCCCGAATGCCCAGGCCACTCTGCGTAGCTATAAGGCTTCAATCAGTGATGAGTCAGTCCGTCGATTAGCCGAAAGGCCCGCCGAGCTCCGTGAAAAAGCCTCTAGGGCTGTACAGAAAGAATTGTCCCCAGAAACTGACGCGAATGTGATTATGCAGTTTAAGAAGGGCGTCAAGGCCAACAAGACTGAGGCTAGCGATGCTTATGACAAGGTATTCGAATCGGCGGGAGAGCTTGACCCACGAATTGTGAGTGAGCTTGAGGATATCGTATCTGTTGCCCCAGAGACTGTTAAGCAAATCAACGCTTTACTGAAGTTTAAAAAACTTCCCGAATTGTTTAGTGTGAGCAAGGACGGTGTGGTTTCTGCGAACAGGGTGCCAAGCCTTCTTGAAGTTGAGCAGGTTCGCAGGGCTTTAAGAGGAAAAGCTGAGTCCGCGAACATAGAGGGGCCGATTCGAGCTGAATACAACGCTTTGGAAAAACGTCTTCGCGCCCAACTGGATGATATTTCCCCTGAGCTGAAGGACACTCGGGCTAAGTGGGCGTCCATTGAGCAGGGCTCGGAGCTCTTTGAGAGTGGCCAAAAGGTTTTTGGAAAATCGTCGGATGATATTGAAATGGCGTTTGAAGAAGCGTCGAGCAAGGGTGGCGAGGCGCTATCAGCGTTTAGGGCGGGGATGATGGACGCCATACGCCGCAAAAAAGAGACGGGCAGGGCCACCACACTACCTCGGGTTCTTACCGACATGGAAAAAAAGGAGGCTAAGATATTCCGCACAATTTTCCCTGGCGACACGTATGAAAAAACTTTTGCTATGCTTGACCGTGCTGCCCGCTCTCAGGAAACCAAAAACAAGGTACTGGGTGGTAGCGATACAATGGAGAGCCTTACTAGGTACGCCCGACAAGGTAAGGGCGGAGTGTTGCAAAACACCGTAGACGTGGCTGGCGCTAAAGTTGGAAGCCCCGCGGCGGCAGCGCGACTTCTTTCTAGGGCTGTTAACGCGCTGGGGGAAAAGCTAACCGACCAACAGAAGCGTCAGGTAGCACAGCTTCTCATGGAAGAGAACCCCGACGTTGTTCGTCGCGCACTTCAAGACACTGGAGGGTTTGTCGAATTGGTCAAATCGGCGGAACGTATCTCTCGGGGCTTAACGCGTGTCGGCCAGGTGGGCGGGGTCCAGCAGGCAACAAGAGACAGTGAATAACTTTATTAGGAAACTAAATCATGGCGAAGAATAGTATCAGAGATTACAGCAACACTGCTGCCTCCAACACAGACGTGCAAAATCAAAACATTGACGAGGGCTGTAGCCCCGCGAATATTAACAACGCAATTCGTGAAGTGATGGCTGACCTGGCTGATGTCAATGACGGCACCATCTCTCTTGTCTCTCCCGACTTTGATGCGGCTACAATCAACAGTGTGGTTATTGACGCCTTCCCGTCTGGCACGAAGATGCTGTTCAATCAGACTGCCGCTCCCACGGGCTGGACAAAAGACACAACACACAACGACAAGGCTCTCCGCATCACCAACGGAACAGTTGGTACTGGCGGCTCCGTGGCGTTTGAAACTGCATTTGCGAGTCAAACTCCAGCGGGTACAATTACTGTTAATGTAGCGGGTTGGGCTATTACACAGCTGCAGATGCCTGCTCACAGTCACAACATGAGGCAACAAACCTTTAATATTTCAGCTTCGGATGGCGTACAAATGAGTCGCCCAATTAGCACTTCAGGCTCGCTTCACCCGACAACAGAAGAGGGTGGTGGGCAAATGCATTATCATGAGGGCTCCACAGGTACATTTACTGGAACAGCAATGAACCTTGATGTTCAGTATGTTGATATTATTATTGCGACCAAGGCCTAAGCCATGAAGTTGGAGGTAAAAGCCAATTGCCCTATCAACAACTTCGAGCCTTGCAAGAAGTTTGATTGCGCTTGGTTTACCGAAATTCGTGGGCAGAACCCTCAAACGGGTGAGGATGCATCTGAGTGGAATTGTGCTATAAACATGATACCGCTGCTTCTCCTTGAGAATGGCAGGCAGACACATCACACGGGCGCGGCTATTGAGAGCTTCCGAAATGAGATGGTTAAGGCAAACGAGACAAGCACAGAGCTTATGGTTGCAGCCGCCGAGGGCCGCGCACCAAAACTAATCGAGGGTTAATATGACCAAGTCAAACATCACTGAGTACGACAACACAGCGGCTAATAACACCGATGTTGAGGATGTGCCTCTGGGTGAAAACCTGATGTATCCATCTGATGTGAACAATGCGTTCCGTGAGATAATGGCCGACTTAGCTGACGTTAATGACGGCACAGTAGCCCTCACAAGCCCATCGGCCACAGCCTTAGACGTAACAAACAATATAACCGTTGGCGGCACTGTAGACGGGCGTGACGTAGCCACAGATGGCACAAAGCTCGATGGCATTGAGGCTTCGGCCACGGCAGACCAGACTGCTTCCGAAATCAAGACTGCTTACGAGAGTAACGCCGACACAAATGAGTTCTCTGATGCCGAGCAGACTAAGTTGGCTGGCATTGAGGCTGCTGCTGATGTAACAGATACAGCTAATGTGACTGCTGCTGGCGCTGCTATGCTGACTGGCGCTACCTTTACTGGAAACATTACAGGCGTAGGCGCAACCTTTACCGACATTGTAAAATACTCTTTTACTAACGGGACTCTTTTAATCCGAAACGGCAACACTGTTGATGGGAATAAGATAACAAGTAAAAACGCTGCAGAAAATGCAAATGGGTATTTAGCATTTGAGGGGCATGACAAAGAATATGGTCGTTTTGATAGTAGTGGGCAGTTTGGTATCGGCACGAACTCGCCTAGCTCACCTCTTGAAGTTCGTTATAATGGCGGATTAGCTTGGGGTGTGCGGGTAGTCAACATTGGTGGTGGCTCGGCGCAGCAAACGGCTATTAGGTTCTTGCGAAGCACTACAACAAGTGTTGGGTTTATCTCAACTACAAACACTGCAACGCAGTATGTTACATCCTCGGACTACCGCCTGAAAGAAAACGCAGTAGATATCTCTGATGGCATTACTCGCCTCAAGCAGTTGCAGCCAAAACGCTTTAACTTCATTGATGATGACAGTGTAGTAGATGGCTTTATGGCGCACGAAGCTCAGGCTGTTGTGCCAGAGGCGGTAACAGGCACAAAGGATGCACTTGATAGCGATGGCAATCCTGACTACCAAGGCATTGACCAATCCAAACTTGTGCCACTGCTGACCGCAGCACTGAAAGAAGCAATTGCCAAGATTGAAACACTTGAAACTAAAGTCGCAGCACTGGAGGCTAACTAATGTCACGCCCAACCGTTCAAGACGTAAAGCACCAGATTGATACACACGAAGCAGTTTGTGCGGAGCGTTGGTTGGAGACAGTCAATCGAGTCAAGCGCCTTGAACTCGTAATGATGGCTAGCGCTGGATTTATTATTGCCCTCTTATTGTCTCTTGTTTTTGATAAATAGTTTGGGATGTTTAAACGCATCTTAATACTGGTTGCCCTTGCGACACCTGCAATAGCGCAGAACACGCAGACTGGTGACTTGAACACCAACACCCAAGACAGTGTTGTAGACAGTAACAACCCGTCCACAACCAACAACTACAATGGTGCTGGTGCAGCATCAGATGTGACCCCTCCGCCCACAGCCGTGGCTCCTAGTGTGCCATCGGGCGGCAGCGATAGCTGTCTGATAGGTCGCAGCTTTGGCACTCAAGTTAATATCCTTGGCCTCTCCTTTGGCGGATATCGGCAAGACGAGGAGTGCAATCGCAGGCGTGACGCTCGGCTTCTGAAGGAGCAGGGCATGTCAATTGCTGCCGTGGCTCGTTTGTGTCATTCTAAGGAAACCTGGATTGCCATGTTCGATAGCGGAACACCCTGCCCGTTCTCTGTCAATGGTAAGTTGATTGTTGGCCGCGCTGCGTTCCTAATGATGAAGCGTGACCCAGAAACATTCATACCAGATTACAAAGAGCGCCGAGAGTATTATGATGCCATACTCCGTACAAAGGATGAAAGTGATGAAGAAAGTAGTGATAGCAGCCTCAGTATTTCTGAGCGTTTCCGCAGCTCACGCCGAGCAGTCGATTGATGATTTAGTGGCGGCCAGCAAGGTTATCGCCACTAAGATTAAGCTAGGCAGGCACGCTGCGACGGGCGCGGTTGACTATATGTATGAAGGCAAAGTTATTCCTGACTACTCGCAACAAGAAGACAAATACCTTATTAGCGAAAGCGAAGTTGTAGCTTACAATCAAGCCATCCTGGGCGTTCAGAACGCTATGTACTTCACATCATCGATGGCTTTGGAGGCAAAGGCTGAGGAGAGTATAGCCGCAGTTAAGGTGGCCGTAGATAGCTTTGTCGTAGCAACCACGCAGCTTAAAGAAGTTGAGGAGGTTGCTGTTAAGGCAGAGAAGGCAAAAGACAGTGGCTCTGTTGCAGACCAGACAGTCGTACAAGAATATGCTGAAACTAATAATGTGTCTATCAAGCAAGAGGTGGTGGACGACTTCAATCAGTCGCTGACAGACATTTCTGTCAACGCTCGTGAAGCTGGTGCGTTCTTGGCGGCGTCCAAAGATGTTCGGATTACTGAGACAGCAGACCGACACGCCAAAGACTTTAATGTCTCATTTCAGGACGCTCAGGTTGCATACTCGGCGACACAAGATGTTTTGAAGTTTACATGGCAGCAGGCAAATGCGAACCATAGTTTCCACGGCTTTATGACTAACGTCACCGCAGACCAAGTGCTGTCTAATGGTGAAACACTTTATACCGAGCAAGGATGGATAATGCGATGAGTTTAGAAGACACAGAAATAAAGGTTGGTGGGTTTAACTTTAAGGGCGTCTGGGTTGCTGCTGCTATTTCCATCGCGGCCCCAATCTTTGGCGGAGTGTGGGCAACAGCTGAGTTCTACGGCAGGATTGTCTCGCTGGAGGATGCTGTGTCTGGCACTGCGGCAGCTAATGAAAAGCTGACAACCGTGGGCGCGAACTTGGAGAGCATTATGGAGAGTCAGAAGGAATTGCTAGACCTGCGCGACAGGATTGCAGAGATTGATAAGACCGCTACAGCCAACGACCTTCTGGTCAAACAGTTTGACGAGAAGGTCAAATCAATCGACACTCGGTTTGATAAGGTTAACAAGGAGTTGGATGACTTGTGGCGCGGAGTTGACGCTGTAGCGAATCCATTGAGGTAATGACTAAACTAGCAGTCCAGATTGGCCGAGCAGGTGAGCTTCTAGCTTCTGGAGTTATAGAGTCAATGGGATACAAGACAGTCCTCTGCCAGCAAGCTAACTTTGACATGCTTCTCCTCAGAGACGACGACACGCACTATAGGGTGGAAGTTAAAACTACTATGTGCGCCAAGGGAGACCCCAGAAAAGCCAATGGTAGAGCCACAAGATATTCTTGGAATACTGCGACTGGTTCTGGCTCGAAGGTTCGTTTAAACGCATCCTCTGTAGACCTTCTCTGCCTAGTCGCCCTAGATGTCAGGAAGTGCTACTTCAAGCCCGTGTTCAATCACGATGTTTTACGTTACAACAGAACGCCTGAGCAAGTGAACGAAGTGCAGGAAGCCGAGCAATTAGCTCAAGTCCTTAATGAAATTGATTTTTGGAGGAATGCGAATGGAAAAGCATGAACTTATATCTAAGCTGTCGCCACTGGATACGATTATCCAACACGCGAAACTTACATTGAACAACGATATGTATTATTATGCCAGCATGGTTAAAGTGCTTTTAAATAAAGAACACAAGGAACATAGTGATGATTAACATTTTAGGCGCAGTTGCAGGTATTGCTGGAAATTGGGTTGATGGTAAGGTAGAAGAAACCAAGGCCAAGGCGGTTGTCAAAGTAGAGAAGGCGAAGGCAGATGCAGAAGTTCAAAAGCGTATTGCAACAGGTGAAGTTGACTGGGAAGCTAACATGGCTGACGCGACGAAGAACTCATGGAAAGATGAGTTTGCTCTTGTGGTGCTGCTCCTCCCGTCTATCCTAGTATTCATACCCTCTCTTACGGAACACGTTAAAGCTGGCTTTGAGGTTCTTAATACCCTTCCTGAGTGGTATCAATATTGCCTATATGCTGCAATTCTGAGCTCATTTGGACTGCGTGGCGCTGATAAGATGATGGGTATGCGCGGAAAAAAGTAGATACTCCTGTAGAGAATAAATTGCCTTCAGGCAAAATCACTCATAACTTTACTTTGCAGGAGATGACCAAAAGTCAGACTGCCACCCGCATGGGGATAGACAATAACCCGACGCCTGAGCATCTTTCATCCTTGAGGGCTCTTTGCTCAAGTCTGCTTGAGCCGATTAGGAAGGAATTTAAATCACCTGTCTTTATCTCTAGTGGGTACAGAAGCCCTGAGCTTTGCCTGGAGATAGGAAGCCGAACCTCTAGCCAGCATTGTCTTGGAGAGGCTGTGGACTTTGAGGTTGTGGGGTTTGACAATCTCCAGGTTGCCACATTCATTAGAGATAACCTGGACTTTGACCAACTTATACTAGAGCACTATGATGGTGTTAACCCCAACAGTGGGTGGATACACGTAAGCTACAGCTCTAAAGGTGAAAATCGCAAAGAGTGCCTGACTTATGACGGCAAGATATACAGCAAAGGCCTAAACGCTCAGTAAGTATACAAAGCCAAAAAAAAGGGGCTGACGGCGAAAAGGAAACGCCAGCCAGCCCCGTGATATCCGCCTATGGAGAAAAACGGATACCTATTCTATCGCCACATCCACTTGCTGTCTTGAAGTGAGCGCACAACTTGAGACATGATAGACGAGCTATCTTCCAAGGCACTCAGCACCTCTGGTTTGGTGGAGGCTACTGTGCCAGCCATAGTTCCGTTAAGCTCTGCAATCTTCTCTGCTGCACGAAGCAGTGTTTGCGTTTCAGTCTTGATGGTTTCCTCGATGTTATCCATTTGGGTTCTCCTTGAAAAACTTTCTCTCAGCAATTAGCTTGGTGGCAGTCGCTGCCATGTTAACCAGCGCCTGGTCTGACATGCAGATGACAGTGTAATAGCCATCCTTATCCATAACGCACATCTCGGCTGCGAACTCTGGCTCTGGTGCCGAGCGCAGGTAGGCTAGTGTTCTTGGTTTAATTTCTTCATTTTCCACGGGTCATCTCCTACTGCTAAATCCATAAATGCCACCTCACCAACTCCAGAGCAATTGGTGCAGGTTTCTTCGCGTGTCTCAATGCCCTGCCACGGGTCGTTGGAACCAGAGTATCGTCCACCGACAACCTCATCATATTCCACAATGCCCTCGCCGTGGCACTCCCAGCACTCAAACACCGCGTCTTCGTCTGTCCATTCTTTCATATTAATTCCCCTTTGTTTGTTTCTACCCAATGACTATCCCACACACCCATGACAATGTCAATACATAAAATGCATTACTTAAACTTGTCTAGCAACTCCTGGAGGGCGGCCCTCGCCTCCTGGCGACGGAAGTCTAGCCACCCACGGCTGTCATTCGGGGCACACAGTATCGAAGATAATTTTGTCTCCGACAATTCGGCCCTTTTTTGATAGCTCTTTCTCAGGCTCTCTTCGTGCCGTAGCTTGGATGTTAATTGTGTTATCGTCTCCAGCAAGCGTTTGTTCGACAAATTCTCTAATTTCTTTGATTTGTTGTTTTCTTCGTTGTTCATTTTCCCTGGCCAATTCTGTTGCTAATTCTAGCTTTTCCGCAAATCCATCTTTGTTTGAGCGCTTAAGCTCAATGGCCCTGCGAAGCCCATGTATGATTGTCGTGTGGTCTCTGGACAAGTATTGGCCGACCACTGTGGTGCTATTGTCCGTCAGGTAATAGCTCAAGTACATAAACGCAAAGCGCGGTACCGTAATATAACTGGCTCGGCTTTTACTCATAAGCTCATCTTTAGTTACATCGAATGCTTCGCACACAGCCTTACGTGCGCTTTCCAATGAAAAGATTACTGAGTCACGGTCCTCTGGAATGTCTATTATTGAAACTTCTACTGTCACTTCTTTTCCTCCTCGTATTTTTCTGTTTCGATTGCCACGTTTAGGGCTTGTTGCGCTAGCTTATATAGCTGCCTGGATGTCATTTTCCGCTGGTACAAATTTCCGTCCACGTAAGCGCGGAATGCGCCAGTCAACGGAATAGGCAAGAAGTTCTCTTGCTCTAACGTGTAGTCAGCATCGACGGTGACTAATTGTGCTGTTGTCAAAACTCGTTCTCCCTCGCAGGTCGGGCAGGGCTTCTCGACGAAGCTCCTGCCGTTCCCATCAGCTGAGACATCGATGAGCAGTTGACCCTGCCCGTCACATTGTGTGCATTTGAAAGCTGTTCCACTCATCTTCTATCTCCTACTCGCAGACTAAAGCGCCTGTCCAATCTTTCTTGCAACGCACGACTGTGTCGCCCGTGCTGGTGTCAGTGCATACAGTAGCTCCAGTCCAGTCCTTCTTGCAGCGCATTCCTGCGTTGGCGGATGTGGACAAGACAGCTACTGCCAATAATGTAAAAACAATATTTTTCATGTTGCGTTCCTTTAGAATGGGATTGAATCGTCTGATGATGTAAAGCCGCCAGCCGATTGGCCTTCGTTTTTATCACTTACCTTAAGCGACATATAGGCGTTTCCATCTTTCTCGCGGCGCCAGGTTGCTACACGACGCTCACCTAGTGGGCCACTGTAGTCAGGCGCTTTGTCGTTACCCTTTTTATCATTCTCGAAGAGGGTGCCGACCTTTTGGTACACGTCCATAATTTTACGTCCGTCGTCCAGGGTGGACATTGTGATTACCACGTTACTGTCTTCCCCGTTGTTGTTTACCTTCCCCGTCAAAATCATCTTGTGGTTGTCACGTGGTTGGAATACTGCACCGCTGTCGGTGTTGTCATATTGCTGGCTCATGATTTATCCTTTCGCCAATTCGTTTTTACGTTTAGAGAATAGCTTCTTGCTTTCCTCATTAATTTCTCCCCGAGCAGTCATATTGTCGAAGAGGGCCTTCAGTTCGTCGATACTCTTGACCGCACTAATGCGCTCCTCGACACCCTGAACCTTGGCACCAGATGGTGCTTTGTTTTGTTTTGGGCTGGTCTTTTCTGGTGCGGTGGCGGCGTTGCCATCGTCTTCAAAAACCTCCCCGCTTGCCTGTCCAAGAACCCCTGCCCAGGCGTAGCGCTTGGCGTAGCTCAGTGCGCTCATCATGGATTGCGGGTCATTCTTCACAGAAATGACAGGCTGATTTGCAACGATTGACTCGCCGCTTTCGTGCATCAAAATGGTGGTGAGCACATACTGGCCATCGACCAGGTTCGGCATTTGAGATATAGCCAAGCCGTTCTTTGCCAGAATGGGCCGCGAAGAATCTACGTGGTCCTGAAACGTACTGAACTTGGATTTGAAGTGGGGGTTATACCCGCTCTTAGGTACTACTCCCAATTCGCTTTGGGCCTTTGATAGTGCTGCTGCTAGTTCTTTCATTTTTTAATCTCCTTTGTTTTCTATATAATCGTTAAGAATCTCTGGGTAAGCATTTTGCAACTCGCTCATCATAAGCGTGTGCTCCTGAAGTGTTTCATATGTATTTGAAAACGTGTCCAACTCCCTTGCCCGAACAAAAAACACATTCCCATTATCATCGTTAAGCACAAGATGACTGATTTGGAGTCCAGGCACGCCTGTAAAGTCTCCCGTAAGCTCGGACTCCAAACATTTTATTTTGGCCTGAGCTTCCTCTTCGTAAATTAACTCTAAGATTAAATCTTTCCATGTGAGGTTCATTGCTTAATCTCCTTTAAAATAACATCGCCAAAGTTCCTCATGAGATTGGCTGCATATTCCATTTCCCCCGCCTCTTGTAAGGCATGAAAGGATGTCTCCAGCGCTTTCTTTTGGCATCCAGTCAAAAGGCTGGCGACAATAGTTTTACGCTCTTTCATTTGGCCGATGGCAATAACCGCGTCCATGTTGAACGCTACGTGTTCTTCGTCTTCTGTCATACTGAGTAAAGCTCCCTTGCTTCTTTTAGAAATTCATCGCTCATAAAGCGATATCTGAAATCTTCCCACGCGGGCTGGATGTACATAGCCAGGACTTTTGGGTCCGTAGATATGGACAATAGATTTTCCCAGACAATTGCATTGTGCAAGAGCTGATTAAACCGTCGCAGTAAAGATTCGGTTCGTAGGTCGGCGCAGTTTTCAGCTGTGAATGTTACTGAACCTTCCTTGGTAATATAAATTAATATTGGCATTTTCCCTGTAGCCGCCCAATACACCGCAACCTGGCGAACGTGTGCTTCGTCTGGCCGAGTCGGTATCTTCACCTTTCGGAACGAGCGGGTAAGGTCTTTTTTGGGAGGGCCAAGCGGTGACCACTTTGTCTTGAGCTCAATTATTACGTCGTCGGAGCCAATGTCTACAAAGCCAATCATAGGTAAGGCTAGCTCGGGTCGTGTGAGAGTTATACGCTCCTCTGGCCACATGTCCATGCCAGCGTAAGGCGCCAGGGCCTCGACACCATTCTTGATAACAAGCTCCACATCTTCCACGTACTGATTTGTTTTCAATTCGTCCAAATCGCTAATTGGCTTGTGGCTCCTAATGAGTGAGGCGGCTTCTGCCAGAGCGTCTTCAATATCAGTTCCATCGCATACCACACCCTGTATTCCATCGTGGGCAGCAGTTCCAGCAATCGCAGGAACACCGACTGGCATCTCACGGCGGCGAGGGCCCAGGTAGAGGTACTCAAAAACCCGAAGACATGGCGGTCGCTCCAGGGCCGACGCACTTGTGTGCTCCAACCCAGCTTTCGCTAGCTCTTCTCTAAACTTTTCTAAGTCCATCCCTTTTCCCCTCTGTTGTTTCCCCAGTATACACATTTAGATGTCTGGTGCAACACCTAAAATGCATGACTACTATTTTTTATCAAAGCCCAAGAAGTCATTGCAGGCGTCGATGGCAGACCAACCGATATATTTTTTATCTGTCTTCTCTCCGCCATCTGCCGTGGCGCACTTCGTAATTATTGCATTGCCCACGTCGATTGGCTCTGTCACTGGGTTGTTGTGCTCGGCCACCATAAGACAAACGTCACAACCAGCCTTCACCAAGTTGTCTGCAAGATACTTCAGGGCACGACGTTGACCTTCGGGCATCGGCGCGTCTTTTAACTTCAGCTCGATGATGATGTACCTCTGGCCGTTGACATCATAAATTGCGTCAATGTCTGTCGGTGAGTATCCAGATAGCATAAGGTTTTTGAAATCCTTCGGCTGCTTCATTCTCTCGGTCCATTTGATTAGTGACATTTTTATCTCCTAAAGATTATCCCAGTTTGATGTCAGTGCGTCGGGAAGCTCATCTTCCATAAGCGGCGTATCGTCAAACTTTGGTTCGGTGGCGCCGTCCACGATTAGGCGCACGTTTAGTTCTGATTTGTCCATTGACATTATTGGCTTTAGCGCCTTGGTTTCTGGCGGCAAAGGCGCGGGCGGCATCGGCAACTCAACATGACTGGTCGGCACAGGTGCTAGCGCGGGAGGTGTATCGTCCACTTCAATATTCATCCTGGAAAGGGCAACAATCGGAATACGCCTTAGCTTCATACCCATTCCACGTCCAAGTTCACCGCTGGAAATAAGCTCGTCCGTGTGCTTAAGCGCAGCCCACGCGCCGGCCTCGGTCCAACCCTGGCCCTTGACACGGTTCTCCTCTGGGTTTACCTCGCCCTTAAATTTATGAGTTATCCTCTTGTCAATACTCATTGTTCGGTTGACATCTTGAGATACTTTACTAGTCACAGCTGTCACGTCAGAGATGCTGGGCCAATACTTTGTCTTGACTTTATGTGTAATACCATCCCAAACGCGGCCACAAACAGACTCGAAGTGGTCACGTGTTAGGCCCGATGGTATGCGCTGGTTTACTGCCTCTGTCAAAGAAGACAGGTACAGGCCAGCGGCCTCGGCATCTTGCAGGTGGACATGTTTAACGAACAATGTGGTTAGGCGTTTTATTATGACCTTCGCAATTATTTGTTCGCGGTCATTCTTGTCAATTTCATTTTCTTGATTTTCCATTTTCAGTTCCCTTCGTTTTGGTTTTATGCCCCATTGCCTCTAGCCCTACTGCATTCCAATCAACTTTTTCATTTTCTCCCAATGATATATTAGTTGATATATTAGTTGATATATTAGGGTGACACTCTGTCGGGGTGTGGGTGACACTCTGTCGTGTATTCGCGACACTGTGACGGGGCTTATCGTTGACAGTCAACTTGTATAAGTTGCTCGTTTGCTTCTGGTTCATGTTGCGTCGAGAGATGAATACGTACCCCTCGTCTCGGAGCTTGCCGACCTTTCTTTGAACGGTGCGCGAGGACAATCCAGTCAGCACCGCCAGGCGCTCCACCGATGGGTAGCTCTCCAGCTTATCGTCGGAGTGCTTGGCAATCATCAGCAAGACGTACTTGGCTTGCGGGTCTTTCATATCCAGGGCGCAAACTAAATCCATTGCACGGTAGCTCATTAGCTTATCCACTCCCTCATAATCGACATGGCCACATCCTGCTCGCAGACCATCGGCATCAGCGCGTTTCCGTCTGTTGGATACGTTGACCAATTATCGCCAGATGTATGCATCCACTCCGTATTCACCGCGTAAATCGGGAACACAAACTTGGAGGCAATGCGGTCGTACTTATAAACCAGCAGCGGGATAGCATTCTCTGCGATTGCGGAGCTCTTGGTTTGCTCCCACCAATCTGCCTGGAACCATCCACCTGCGGCTGAGGCGTACCTTTTGGCCTCCACAGAAAACGGTCCCGCCATCAAGTCGGCCCGACCACTTACCTGGTACTGCGAAAGGTTTCTCAGTGGCCTTTCAATACCCAGTTCTGCCTCGAACATCTTTGACAAAGACAGCTCGAAATTGGCTCCCTTGGTTCTACTCAGGCGTGACATATTCAATCTCTGGCACGAATGATAGGGCGGTCACTTTGCCACCAGTAACCTGGGTGATGACTGCGATGTTGTACATCGTTGGTGCCACCTTTCCAGCAATCCAACGGTGAGCGCAGGGTTGAGATACACCACACATCTTTGCTAGCTTGTACGAGGAGACCTTCATGTCCTCGCAATATTCTTTTAATGTTGTCATTTTTTTCTCCATTCATTTAGGCGTTCGATAATATTATTTAGGTTAATCTTTAAAAGGCGCAGGGCGTCCTGCTCCCTCATGGTTTCTTGCAGCATCAGCTCTAACGCGAACTGACCTTTGGTTGTCTTGGTTGGTCCACTCATTGCATTACTCCCTCGAGAATATCTAACCACAAAATAATGGCACACCCTGCACTTAGCAGGATGGCCACATCAATAATATCTTTCAGTAAGCCTCGCATTTTAATTCTCCCTTTCAGTTGTTTGTATACATAATATGCATCAAGTCGGCGTGGTTTTCAATACTTAATTTGTATTTGATTATATTTTTTTAAAGCACCTCTCCCCACTGCTGGGCCATTGCATCTGCGACACCATCGAAAAACCGTGAGCGGAACTTCCATCGGTCGGGCCCAGGAGGCGCCTTATGTATTTCATCGCGGGCCGTCGTTCCATCGCATTTCCCAGTCGCCACTAGGGCTGGGAGGTTTCGGAGCCACAGGCAAGTTCTCTTCTTGACGTTGTCAGCCGCGTCATCTGACTGGGCGAACTGCCAGGGCTGGAAGGACTGAGCGAATGGCTCGTAATTTTTTATTCTCTCTTTTGCATATTTGTGCATGACGGGATTTTCGACAGCAACTCTTGGGCAGTCGGCATTCCACATGTCGGAGAACAGCTCGGCGCCCTCGTCCAACTCGCGCCACATTTGCTTTAGCGTTTTACCTGGGGGAGCTTTGTGCAGCCAGCGAACTCCAGAATTGCAGAGCCTGGTACACGGTGGGTGGGCGATGATGAGCAGGTCCCATTTCTCTTGGGCTAGAACATTTCTCACATCGTCCTGGATGTGTCGATTGCTTGGTGTCTCTTCCGCGAGTACATCGCAAGACCAGGCGTCATGCCCGTGCCGAACAAATGCGTCGCGGACTACGCCCGACTGCTCACAACCAATTAATACTTTTGCCATTTGCTTATCCTCTCTCTTAAACTTCAAATGCGTGGGTGACCATTTTGCGGGCGCACTTGCTTTTGCTGATTGGTGCAATTTCGTGCTGGTCATAAACGACCTGGTCAATGATGACGACGAAGTGGCCGCCGACGCGGACGAAATAACGTCCCTTGGATTTGCAATGCATATCGACAAAGCCCTTGAGCGCCATCTTGCGTGACATTCTCCCGCTCTCATTTCCCATAGTCTTTGCACGCTGGCCGTTCTTCTTTAGAATGTAGAGGCACTGCTTCAGGTAGCTGCGTCCCTGCCAATTGCCTGCGTAACCAAACTCGCTGCGGAACATGTCCATCACTGACCGAGTCTTCTGTCCAATCAAATTGGCAACCGCTGTTGGGCCGCAGTTTGGTTTGATACCGCCGCTGAGTGCGCCGAGGTTTGCTTGATGGATTGTCATTGTCATATCGTTTCCCTTCGTTTCCTGGATGGGTTTTTCCCTCTCCATTACCAATACATTACATGTATCATGTCGGAATGTCAATACAGATAGCACATTATTTTGTATTTATTTTGGCTGTATTATTTTGG